CTATTGCCTTGAAATTAGCAAATGGATCACCTGAATCAGATGTGTAGTCATGATTCTTCTTGCGTGTAATAGCCATACACATAGAATAGAATTCTTCTTGAAATTTAAAAAACTCTTCTTTAGTCATTGTTGTGTGTTTTTAGTTGTCACATAAATTAGGACACCAAGGGCATACCTTGTAACCCTCCAGAATCCGAGCATCTAAAGTTACAATTTCACAGTCTACCTCGTCCTCTCTAAGCTCATTCCATATGATCCTGGCATTAATAGTAGTTTCGCCACGAGATATCACCTCTATGGCCAAATTATAGCCTACTGCTTTGTACTGATTCAGGCTGCGTTCTGAATAATCATAATCAATACACTCTGCTTTAGAACAAGAGGTAAAATTAACTATCATTACTCCTAATGTCAAAAACATAAGTAAGTAGTAAAAGGATTGAATTAATTCTTCTTTTTTCATTTCTATTACTTTTCGTGAATAACAGTTACATATCCAGTTTTATTTTATTGGCTGCCTCTCGCATTTTTTCTTGAAGAGTTAGCGGTCTGCCTGATTGACTAAATCCTATAACAATCAAAAGCCTTTTTTCAGCTTCCCTATCTCCGACTGGATTAGACTCCCAAACTTCTAAATCGTAATGTTCTAACATTCCTAGCGATTTAATTCCAGCGCAAACTTCTTCATTTCTATCGTATTGTTCTAATAATTCGATTAATTCCCAAACTTTCATATTTTATGTTTTTTGTTAATTAATATTTTCCTCATTCCCACACCAATCACACCACAAATGGTCGTGCCTTTCTTCCATGTCAGGGCATCCACAGTTTTTGCAGGTTGCTTTTACTTTGTTGTCTTTATTCATAATATTATTTTAAACTTCAACTATTAATTATTTGAATGCCATATTTTATCATTCCAAAAGCTGACAATCAACTCTTGCAATTTTTGGTCTGGCTCTCTTCTAATTTTAAAGGTAATCATTTAATTTTTATTCAATATAAACATAATAATATATAATATCAAGTTTTTTTTAAAAAAAGCGCAGAAAATTAATCCTGCGCCCCAAAAAATAAACATAAAAACAGGAAACTATAAGTTCATAGGTAAATTAATGGCAGTCTCACCATCAATTATAACCCCACAGCCTATCGCTGGCTTCTTACCTCTCTTTGCATATGCCATAGCATATGACTTGTGATCAATGCCACAGCCAACTTGCATTCCAAATATCCTGAAGTTAGCACCTACATACCATTCTGTATAACACTGAGTATGCAAATGGCCCTGAACCGTACTCATCATATCTGCCCTGCACTTCGTTCTTGCCGTACCAGCCTCTCCATGTATGTACTGAACATTATCGTAGACAACCCGATCAACAAAGTTCCATCCAGGAACGTCCAGGACATCACAGTAGTTCTTTATCCACTCCTTTGGAATCGCAGAGGTCTGAGCCTTACGCATGATCATTCTGTCATGATTACCAATGGTCACATCAGCATCAGGGAATGCCCGATACCACTTTTTAATCTTCTTCTTAGCTAATTTAAGCTCGTCTCCACCTCCCATTCCATCGGCATCGGTTTCATGGTAAGATGAATAATGGTTGTCGATTACATCGCCTATAAATACAGTCTTATTAGTCCTGTACTTCTTGCGCATCTTTTTGCAATACTCAAGATATCCGTCTAAGCAGAACGGCTCATGTAAATCTCCAATTACAAGTACTTTCATTTTTTTTGTTTAACTTAAAGAATCGTATTTGTCAGCACATTTATCGCATATAAAATACGTTTTCATACCTTCTACCTTCATGTGAGCATACTGAGTCTCACTGGCATTCATTTTGCAGCCACAATCCCTGCAAGTCTTCCAACAACGCCTCCTATCTCTGGTTCTGAGAGCATAATTAGTAATCGTTAGAAAATTTTTCGAAATCTTCTGTGCCATATTTGAATTTTACTATTAAATCAGCGACATGGTCTTTCATCATGTTTTCTATTTCACGACCATCTTTTTTTGAAATTTCTTTTAGCAATTCATACGAACCATCACTAATTGTGAAACTTATTTGCTTCATGATATTCTCTATTTTCGTATCTTAAATAAATTTTTCCTATATCTCCCATACGGTTCTTTGCAATCAGCAATTCCACCGTATCATCATCTATATTTCCTGAGTAATAACTGTCCCTATAGAGAAACATAATTATATCTGCATCCTGCTCAATGGCTCCAGACCCTCTTAAATCTGACGGCATTGGTCTTTTGTCTTCACGAAGGTCTACAGCCCGAGACAATTGAGATAACAACACCACAGGCATACAGCAATCTGACTTTGACGCTAATTCCTTCAATGTAGACGTTATATGCCCAATTCTCAATGCATCAGACTGAAAGTTGGAAGCCGTCCTGACAAGGTGCAAGTGATCAATAATTGCCATATCAACTCCGTATTTTCTCTTGTGGAACCTGACTGAAGACGCTATATCCTCAATAGTCCTATGTTTATCAACAATATATAGCTCTAAAGAGTTCAGCCACCCTATCGTTTCTTCCAATTCTTTTAATTCTTCCTGAGAAATTCTTCCCGTCCTTATGTCCTGAGTGCTAATACCAGTCAATATGCCTGCCAAAACATATATAAACTGCACGGGAGACATCTCCAAGGTATACACGACTACAGATTTACTTTCTTTTATTGCATTTAGGGCCATATTCAAAACAAAGGTAGTCTTACCCATTGCTGGCCTTCCTGCAATAATTATAAGGTCTGTATCCTGCCATCCTCCCGTGATAGAGTTTAATTTAGCGATGCCCGTAGATATGCCCGAAACAGAATCAGAAGACATGGCTTTGTATATGCCATCAATTGCCTCCATGGAAAAATTGGATACATGAGCCTCCTCAGAAGAACCCTCATTTAGTATCTCCGATATGTCAGAAGACAACTTCTCTATAATCATTCTCGGATCGTTGGAATCTTTTATCTCCGCAGCATATTTCATAGTGGTGGTGGTATACTGGTCCTTCATCCACCTCGCAATAATCAGATTCTCATAATCACTAAATGAAGAAAGCGATGACTGACCAATAAATTCCTCCTGAAAGCGCAAAATAGATATTCTGTGATTGTCTTCTGCGTAAGAGGCCATCAATACCACATCTGCCTCTCCCTGCTCATCTATCTGACGCTTTGCCTCCTTAAATATATCCCTACGGTCTGACGCTGAGAAATGCTTCTCTTCGACCTTGGTTTGGTGCAATAGGTTCGGATTCTTAATCAGACAACCTATGAATGCACATTCGACAAAAGACTTGTTGATCATAGCTCCCTGTATTTAGATGGAGTTACTACGACCTTGGTTTCCGATGGTTTCTCATCTTCAGGGAATATACCCGTCCAACCATTAGCTGTAGACCTATTTAAAGCCTTTTTAAGGCTCTCTAAGCCATGATCTTCAAACATTGATACCAAAACCTTAGCTGAACGCCTCGTCTTGATAGGCCTCTTTATTTCAGCCCTATACTCGATCCATATTTCAAGCAATTCTCTCTTGTCTTCAGGCAGGTCATCTATCAAGCCATCAAATATAGATGGAATGTCCATAGCATCCATGCCTACAAGTGAGTAGAGCCTCGTCTTGCCATCCTCCTTAATCCTTATTAAATCCGATTTCTCTAATTCCTCAATAACTTGGGAAACCCTGGCCTTAGTGCAGCCTAATATCTTTGCCAGATTGGTGTAATTAAGTGTTCCATTATTTTTTTTTCTTCCGATAAGATACGATATGAGGAACTTAGCCGTTGGTGACAATCCCTCTCGATGCCATATATCTATCGAAATCCATACTCCCTTTAGTCTCATTTGTTTCCTGTTTTAGTTTTTCAAAAAAAATGTCGTCCTGCTTAATTTGACGCTCTAAGATGAGTAGTTCCATCCTCAACTCTGTTCTCTTTTCAGTTTCCGTCTTCTTAGACCAGCAGTAGGGATCGAGTACCACCAATAAAGGTGGTTCCTCGATTTCCCTCGGCCTGCCGTATGTATCAAAAATTATTTTTTTCAAAAAGGAAGATTTTCCTTATTCTCAAAAACATACTCCTTTCCAGAGCCTACATACACCACTGGTTTCTGTGCATCTCTATCCTCTTTGGATTGAGAAAGCTTAACTGCATGAGTTTTACCCCATTGGTTCTCGCCATCCTTATAAGGGACAACAACAACATTAATGTACCTGCCACCGTTCTCAGATTCGAAAATAGTGTCCGCAGGAATTTTGTTCAAATCAATACTAACTGTAATCATAATAATAAAATTTTGTTTTTTAAAAAATGTTAAATTTAGGATACTTTAATTTCGATAGCTTCTCGGATGAAATAACACCATTGTAATAACCAACCTCAGAAGAATATATTTGACAGTGGAAAAACACTAAATCTTCTTCTTTATGGTATGAAATAACTCCAATTGGATAACAAAACATAGTCTCATTAATACATAGTGGAACCTCAAAGCTACCTTCGTAGTCAATCATAAGGGCGTACAACATATGCGGAGTTATCGTCTTTTTTTTCGGGTTATATTCCATTTGCCCAGAGGATAATCGATTTTGCTGAGTTAAGTAATCTATTATTTTTTTTCAGAGATACAAACCTTCGCTGACCAATAGAATCGACCAAGCAGTTGTCCCTGAGGTATGCACAGCTTACGTGCTGCGCCTTCTCTTCGAGGAAACTTAATTCCCCAGGTGTATAAGCAATGGCCAATACATCGTAGCTGAACGCATCTTCTCCTGCTTCTGCGATCATCTTCTGAACTGTTTGGCTCGAACTTTGATATATTCTCCAATTGCTTTCCTTCACAACTTTTTTTCTGTTTTTCCTGCCTGCCACTTTTACTCTCCTTGTAGAATAAAACTGCTTCTTGCCTACATAGAAAAGATCAGAATCGTTGTGACTAATACAGTATATAAATCCAAATGCGCCTTTTACGGGGCATCTAAGGGCTTTACCTTTGTAAATCCACTTGCTCTCTGAATTATCCGATTGCTTGCCTGACATACAATGTGTTGTTATAAACCACTAATTCGTTTGCCCAATTAAAGATATTACTCTTTTGTTTCAACCTCGTCATATTGTGAGTTTGACAACACGCATAAAACTCTTCAGGCTCTAAGTGTGGAGCCATCATGGCCTGATCGAAAAGAATATTTCGATTAGCAATAAATAAATCAAACCTTGGCTCTATCTCATCCATTATCTCATTCTCAGTAACCACATTAATAGAACGAACCTTTGGTTCAGAAAGTTCCGAAACGACAGGAGAAAGATAATAAAAAAACGAATGCTTATCTATTCCAGTCACAAACATTTCCCAATGGGCCTGAACAACATAGCTCCTTGAAACTTTTTTTATATTTGAAAAAAAAGAAAAAATGCTTGTCGGACATTTTATATTTATCAATCTATCCTTTCCGATAAAAACATCGGGAGTAGCCCACATCGATTCCTTGTAAAAAACAGAATCCTGAGAACACAATATAGCTTCGGGGTGCATATTATCGACAATGTAATTGTATGCCTCCTCTTCAGTCTCTATCCCATGTGTAAGATGTTCATTGGTGACAGTCTTACCAAAGCCAAGGATTAACTCCTCGACCTTGGCGACTATAAGACCACGATACGAAGAAGAATTCTCGTAGTCTTTCACAAATAATGGATAAGCCTCGCTGGCTCCAATACCACCCAACTTCTTTGCCTCTAATTCTCTTTTTATTGTCATTGCCCAAGCTTTTTAGCCATGACCTCAAACGCCTTCTTTAGCTTCTGAGAACTATTTATTTGAACAACATTGTCCTTCCATGC